CTCGGGTTGTCCTGTAATTGGATTGATTGAGTTAAGTTCACTCCCAACAACGTAGCGATTCGGGTTCTCTATCCCCGCCAGCTGCATCTGGTGGAACAGGTCCTGTTTCAATCCAGGGTTGGATTCAAGAATCTCTCTGGGGACAACCGTCTCGCCTTCTGCAGCGTGGATCATGTAGTTGTCGCCATAACGCCCCAGTGTTCCAAGGCCGGTAGCCAGTGATTCTATGGTGGGTTCGCCACGTGTTTTCGGTGATATGTCTGTATTCATCATGAAAGCTCCAGAACGCTCGCAAAAACGTAAATCTTAGAGGCCGTATCGCAATTTAATAAAAGCGTATCGCTGGCCTCAAGAACAAAAGGCCCAGCAAGGGACGTATCTGCGAGAGTTCCTATGCTGTTCTTCTCTAACGTAACCGTTACAGATGCGGAACTGTCGGTGATCTTAGGGTAAACTACTATAGTGCCGCTGTGGCTATTATACAATTGGATGTTTTTGACAACAGCTTCTGTGGCACTGGGGCAAGTGTAGATTGTGACATCCCCTGTGGCCCCGACCAGTTTTGCTATGTTTTTGTATGCAGAGGCCATCAGTCCATAAACCAGCTTATGCCGTTGGTATCATCTTTTCCGCTGATGACAGAGGGTATCTCAACGCGGGTAAGGGCGTCCTCAATCGTGCGAACCAGACGGACCATTGTGCCTGCGTCATATGTCTCGGGGATCGTGGGAAGACTTGTTTCCAGAAGTCTTGCCATTACCGTCTCCCATCCGGCTGGATTTCCATTCTAGTATCACCAAGGGTCCACGAAACATCGTCCGCGCTACTCTGGATACGCAGGACAGCAGAACGGGAACGGGCTCGTACATCAGATTTTGTTGTTGTACTGGTAACAGCATTTGTTGAGTTTGTTGTCAGGCTTTCGCCGGGGTAGTTTCGCGTTTTCAGGACATAATCGACGCCTTTGCCCGATGAACTCGATATATCGATGTCTGGTATAATGCGTTTTATCGCCACAAACTGATTTCCATCGCCTATGTCAAATACAGAAGACTCAATGTACGAAGTCATTGCCGAACCATCGTTCGTGGTCCCTGATTCGTGGTTATAGATGTAGTTTGAACTGTCCACGGTCCCTGCGCCACGGGGTTTGCTGAACAGGCCAAAGTCAACCCAGGCGGTCCTTGACAGGGAGCCAATGTCCCAGGTCCCGTCCGCGTAATTGAACTTGGCGTAACGGTCAATATCGTCACTGTCAGAAGAACAGTAGAACCAGAAAACCTCATCAAACATCCTGTTGGATGCCGCAAAGAACTTCAGTGTCTGTTCAGAATTCATGTCGTCAAAAATGTAACGGAGAACGGTGCAGGGAATTGTCTGTATCTGGCCCGCGTACATGAAGAAGTTTTCCGTATCCATCCAGAACACCCGGTCTCCGGCAGATACCACCGCTTTTGGAGAAATGATCGAGGAGTTGCTTGCCAGAAGATTGAAGGAAAAGGTGAAAGGAGGACCAACAAAACGCATACTGTACATGGACGCATCCGTCCAGATCAGAAGTTCCTGACGTGTCTCAATCGCCGTAATGATCTCCGAACCGGAGGAAAGCCGCTGGGAGCCCGCCGTATTGGTTGCCGTGGGGGTCCAGTCCACGGCGTTTTCCTGATCTGACCAGCGCACGAGCAGGAGATCCTGCGTTGTGGTACTGATCGTGTTTGCGCCCAGACAGATGACATGGCGATCCGTGTCCGACACGATGACCTGACGGGCAATGGTCGGTGCATCGGAAGCCCCTGTCTGGCTGCTCAGTGCCGTGGCCCGTGTGGAAAGACCAAGTGTTGCGTCCCAATAGTACACATTGTCATCACGGACATTCATCAACAGGTCTTCGCCCCAGTTATCCTGCGACCACAGCCGCGTCTCACCGGAAGAAAACGGTGTTACAGCATCAGACCACCCGTAAAAAGCGTTGGCTTCCTTGACAATAACATCATCAGAATGAGCGGCGCCGGTAGTGCCTCTTGCGCCACGGATAACGGTCAGGGTATTGCTTGATTTCGCAGTATACAGAAGCAGTTCATCATCAATCTGTATCAGACCAACAAAAGTAGCCGTGGCACCGCTTGAGTGGATTGCCGTGGTGGTCCCGTCCGCGCCTCTTGTAATATCACCAAGAACGGTCCCTGAGTTGGTCTTGTATGAAATATGCTCACTGTCTACCTTGATTGTGCCCTTGGCTGGCATTCCGGAGGAATCAGCCAGACTGATCGTTGTATCCACAATAGCCACAGCAGCACTTGTAGTGGTTGAGGCAGTTTCAAAGTCAGCAGCGGAGGTCAGATCCAGCGATGTCACACTGGAATTGATTCCACCGTCCAGAGTGTTCTGGGAATAGGTAAGCGTCTGACCACCCCAGTAACCAGAACCCCAACCGGGGCCAAGGACAGATTCAGTGGTACTAACGTGTATCTGGTAATTGGCGATAACAGCCGAACCACCACCAGCTGTAGATCCAGAAGTAGCACTTCCGCCTGTGTCCAGCTTGTAGCTGTTAGCGGAAACCACCTGCGTTATGACATGCTCCTTGTTAAGATCTGCCGTCGTCAAACCGTCTGTTGCCGTTGCGCCACTGAAGGTGACGTAGTCGCCTTCCGCTGCTCCGTGCCCTGCGGCGGTTACCGTGATCTCTCCTGAACCCGCGCTGCCTGTAGTAATTGGGTTGGTTCCAAGCGTAGCTGTGGTTCTGACAGGTGTTATGTCATTGTATTGAGCGCCCTGCTCAATATAGAATTTCTTGTTGGTGCCAATCCCCATGAGTTTTAAAGCACTGAGAGTAATCCACGCATTTAAAGAACGGGGCGTTCCTGCAAGAGAAGTTCCAGAAACCTTTGTCCAGCCACCCAGTTTTTCAGGGCGCCCCTTTCTGAAACGTATCAGGTCAGAGTCAAACCAACCCTGTTCATTCGCAAAAGACGTGCTTTCACGGTTAACTCCGGGTTTAAACTGGACCTTTGTCAGCGGCATATCATCTACTTACCAAGGAACCCTGGTGCCGATTACAGGCGTCTTAGACAACGTAATCTGAGACGCCATGTTACTTTCCTTTCGCTGCTACGTCCTCGGAAGATTCAGCATCTTCCGCAGTCTTCATTGAGACCAAAAACATGTTTGTGAATGCCTGTTCGGCCACCTTGACCTGATCCAGTTCGAACATCAGATTTGCCGTTTTAGCCTTACAGGATCGAAGTTGTTTAACTAGGTAACTTTGCTCCTCGTTAAAGTCTTCCTCGGTGTATTTGGTGCCGTTGATATTGACCACTTCTTCCATTTTATTCTCCTCAAACGGTTTTTGTCGATCATGTCATGCTCCTTCCAGCGCAGATACCCGCACCTCAAGTTGTTCGATGCGTGTCATGGCTTCTTGAAGTGCTTTGACAGACTTCATATACAAGACAGAATATTTTACTTCTTTTGTTGTCGTTTCCAGGTCTTCAAAAGTGTCAGGGTCTCTGTCAGTATTTTCTATAACAAGACCGCCCATACCTGATGCTTCCAGTTCTTGGGCAACAACACCAATTTTATCAGCCTCTGAAGAAGAATCAGTTTTGAAACTGAATTTGCGTACACGGACGTTTTTAATGTCGTCCCACTGACTACCGCTATCAACGATGTTTTCTTTCAGCTTAACATCAGATATTGCGCCATAACTGTTATTGGTGTTTGTCACATTTCCGCTGGCAGCAAAATTTAGGAGGCTTGTCCCTGATGAATTTCGCCACTCAGCCATGTTATAAGTGTTGCCAGCGGACTGTTGAACGGTGAATAGTGTTGACGACCCGGTTCCCGTGTGGGTTATCGCAACTGCCGGATTCACCGTGTAAGCCACGTCCAGATCTAATCCACCATCTAAATCCAAGTTTCCAGTAACTGCAACCCCACCTGACGCAGTCGCCAACTTCACAGCGTTGTCGTAGTAAAGACTGACAGCACCATCAGCCACGCAATTAACAAAACTCTCACCCTCTCCAGCCCGTAAAATCAGGTTCGTCCCCTGCACGTAAAACTCCCCACCAGATGAATTTGCATGGGTAATGTACGAATTGCTTCCGTCATGGTAGATTAGAAGATCCTGGCCGGTTCCCATCTGAATTATGCTATCATCGGGAAAACGAAGTTTCGTCGTTCCCGTCGGAACAAAAGCCACTGTAGCGTCGGCATCGTTCTTTATGGTCAGGTCGCCCGTCGATCCTTGTCCAGTAAGTATCAATCCTTCCGCAGTCGTGTAACCAATGGCAGCATTGTCTCCGGCAGCAGTGTCGCCGTCAGGTTCAAAGGTAGCTGCTGTTGCCAACCCAGTAACATCAACCGAGGCTAGGACACTATTACCCGCTACAGACAGCCCCGCGGCACCCGCTAATATCAAGTCGTCGGCACTTTCATCCCACAACAAATATGCGCCAGAGGTAGCCCCGAAGAGTTTAACATCGTAGCCTGTGTCGTCCACGCCTACGGTTAGCGTTCCGTCTAGCTGAACGGCTCCATCAATGTCTACTGCGTCAAGGTTGGTCGTACCATCTACATCAATATCGCCAGCAACTGTCAGCCCTGCCGCGCCGACTAGTTTCAGATCATCGGCACTTTCATCCCACAGCATGTATGCGCCAGAGGTCGCTCCGAAGAACTTGACATCATAACCTGTGTCATCGACGCCAACCGTGACTGTGCTGCTAAAGGTTGCAGCCCCGTCAATCGCCGCCGCCCCAGTACACTCCAGTGTTCCGATCTGAAGATCTGCCAGAGCATCAACAACTGCTGCGCCACTTCCGGCCCCATCACAGTAGACAATGACGTTTTTGCCATTTTGAACGGTGACATTTGCTCCGGAACCCTGAGAAAGAATGATGTCGTCCCCGGCAGCATTTTCAATAATAAACCAAGACGATCTGTTGTTAGGCCCTATTGTAATTGTACAATCCTGGCTCAAAGATCCCGTAAACTTGATTGCACGGTACATTCCGTTCTGAAGGTTTTCGGTGCCAGATCCCGGAGAGGCCTCTCCAATAGTCAGGGTAGCAGTAGAAGCATCGCTCAGAGCTATCGCCGTGTACGAAGCCAGCCTGTCCACGATGTCCCAGTTATGGTTTGAGGTCGTGCCCCAGGTACCGGCCTGTTCTCCAGAACCTATTTTTTCTATATTAAAGGTTGATGTGTATGTAGAAGCCATTTTCCTATCCCTATGCCGCTATATCTGTCCAGTCCGGAGTTTGAGAGTCATCAATCGCAGACCAGCCAGGTGTTTGTGAATCGCTAACCGCAGACCAGCCAGGTGTTTGCGAGGCGTCAATAATTCCCCAGACGTTTGATTCTCCTGTGCCGCCCGTTGCCGATACGCCTGTAACCGTAACGCCAACACCCTCACCAATAACAACCGCGCCAACGGCCCCTGTGCCAGCAACGCCTGTAACCGTAACGCTGGGCGCATCCCCTGTAACCGCAACTTCACCAAGCGCCCCTGTGCCAGCAACGCCCGTAGCCGTGACTGTACTGGTGCCTGCGACTGTAACAGAACCGACACCGCCTGTACCCGCAACGCCCGTAACGGTAACTCCAGCACCTGCTGCTGGAACAACTGTGCCAACTGCGCCCGTCCCGGCAACGCCCGTTGGGGTGACTCCAGCACCCGCCGCTGGGACAACTGTGCCAACGGCACCTGTACCCGCAACACCCGTAACATCGACGGCAAGAGGAGAGTTCCACGCACCTTCATCCCACGTGCCCCTTCCCCAGCCTGTGATGTTTGCCAAAGCATTATCTCCTACGCGATCCTGATAATCGCCGTACTGGCGGCGGCGGCAGGAAACGCTATGGTAAACGTACCAGCAGTACTGGTTTTGTTTCCGCCGAAATCAAGCGCACAGACAGCTTTATCGCCATTCGTGTCGTTATAAATCAGGGCTCCCCTGGCTGTAATAGTGGCGGTTGTATAACTAAGATCAGCAAAGTCCGTGTACCCAGTAGTTCCTGAAGTAGCGGGATTTACATTGGTTAATGCAGATCCTCCAGTAACATAACTGCCACTGGATGCAACTTCCCCTGTAGTAGTAAAAGCTGTGGTAGACGCCCCCAGAGTTGCCGTGGTGGAGCTTTTTCCACCACTTCCTATGGCATACAAAGCCAGTTTAAAACTGTTTGCGCCGTTATCAAAATCATGGGTAGCAGACAATAGCTCACCCTTGAATGATGTACACATCGCTGTTGTAATTGCCATATCACAAACTCCTTAAATTTTTTGCCAGTTCAGAATAACCGGCTTCCCGCAACCTGGCAGCAACCGTAGCCCTGTCCTGATCCACGGCATGTTTCATATAATAGACTATAACCTCACGAACGGTATCTTTAAAAGCCTTTGCCTGCTCACGAAGAGGCTCCGGGGCGTCTTCAGCTACATAAAGTATCTTGTCTACCGCCATCTGAGCGGCTTCCTCCACCGAAAGTCCCCTGTTGTCGGTTGTAACAACAGAAACTTCCCCCACGGAAAGCGAAATATCCATGTCAAACATTTACCGCCTCTTTCAGGGCAACCACCCTGTCATGCCTGCCAAACAGAAAAAGCTCGTCCGCAGGTTCTGGAGGAGTTGATTCTGACTTCTTGCCCACCGTCAAGGAACCATCCGAGACAGACATGACCAGAGGATCATCAAGCCGGTGGTATCCATAGAGTTTTTCTTCATCAGGCACGTTTGTGTCAAGAAGCGTGGAATCATGCGCCACTTCAATTTCCATGCCCCGAGCAATAGCCGCAGAAAGCCAGAACTCCGTGCAAGCTCTACCAGCTTCCGCCATTACCAGGTTGGACTTGTACGAATAATCAATCCCGTACAGGAAAAGTTTCTCAACCTTATAAAAAATAGCAAAAGCTATGGCGTAAGGGACCGTGTTGTTGAAATAGCAAAGTCCGGTATCCCTGACCACTTCTTCAAGAGGATAGAGAACGGCACCAGGTACCCTTTCATCCAGAGTGCAGGTATATATTGGTCCGGGGTGCACTCCCAACTCCTTACGGAGTGCTTCCGTCTGGGAACCCGCATTTTTCGTATCCAGAAATCGGGATGCCGGGTCCATCATGAAAACCCGGTCATGTTTTATGGGCACCATCATTGAATTGATGGCCCACACCTCATCAAAACTCTTTCCATTAGCGACAGAAGAGGTAAAGGTTCCCTGTGTGCAGCCAAGGCCCACGATAGCTACGTGCTTCACTTTTGTCACTGAACAGCCTTTCTGACACTGTCATATCTATATTGATCCTGAACCTGTTTGGCTTCACCCAGATTTTTGAGCCATTCCAGAGACTCCGTGAATCTTCCATTGTAGAGTTGAAGAAGATCAGGTTCGCCTTTCATAAAAGTATAAGCCTCAACAAGGCTGCCGTATAAAAGACACAATTCAGCGTTTGTCCCAAGCCAGCTGGTGCCATCGTCAGACGCGGTTATTGACTGTGGTCGGTAAAAATAATGTAATTCTGCTGTAAAACTAGCGTCAGGAGTGGGGGCCAACAAAAAAGTGTCCTCATCCCAATCCCCATAATACTTGGGCGTTCCTGTTGTTGCAGGATTTGGGGTGTAGTCCTGTAAAAAGGTTACATGCTTGTATT